GTCTAACGACTTTAGGCAAAAAGGATCCTGTTTCTGACTTGAACAGGGAACTCTGGAATTCTGGTGGTGAAGGTTCTGCTCAAAGAACTCAAGCACGTAACCAGAAACGTAAGTTGAACTATTACAGCAACATTTACGTTGTTAAAGATAGTGCTAACCCTGAAAATGAGGGTAAAGTCTTCCTATACCGTTATGGTAAGAAGATCTTTGATAAGATTATGGAATCAATGCAGCCTGCATTTGAGGATGAGACACCAGTAAACCCATTCGATTTATGGAAGGGTGCTGACTTCAAACTCAAGATCACTAAGGTTGCTGGTTTTTGGAACTATGATAAGTCTGAGTTTGATAAGCCTTCTGTTCTTGGCGGTTTTAACGACAAGGAACTAGAGGCACTTTGGAAAGGAGAGCATAGTCTTTCTGCATTTACCGCTGATGATCAGTTTAAGTCCTATGATGACCTTAAGGAACGTCTCGAAAGAACTCTTAAAGGTAACTACTCTGCAAAAGTGGAGGAGGAACAGTTTGAGGAGGAGGCAACTCCAGAACCTGTGGTCAGTAGAACTGCTACCGCATCCACAGACGGGGAAGATGATACATTATCTTACTTCGCTAAATTAGCTAATGAAAATTAAGCCTCTTAAGCATTGTCGATTATCCCAGATGAAATTCTTCTACTGGGATCCTAAAGACGATCCAAGAGAACCAGAATATTGGGAGACCCGTAATGGGTCTCCTTTTTTAGTCCATAGTTAATCCAGAGTAGGAATTACCAACAGATATTGAACCACCTTGTAGCTGACGATTTTGATATACTTCTACAAATTGTTCTATGTATGATGGTCTAATCATTTGTATCTTTTCTTTCTCAGCGTTTATATTAGCCTCATATTGGTAATTGGTTATGGATACAACTGGGTTAGCAGTAATAGTAGTAGAACCATCGAAATATGATATTTGGAAATTTGATGGTACTATTTTTCCCGCAGGGCATATAATATTTTCATTACTATCCTTGACTTCTATGGTTACATAATGCTTAGTTGCCATTGGATTATCATACTTAGCATAAACAAATTCATTTAACTGCTTAGTTGATCTTGGCCATTGTTCATAGACGTTAACTATATCATTAATTACAAGTATAGTCCAGTTGTAAAAACTATTGTTATAATATCGTAGTGCTAGATCTTCTGGTCTTTCACCGTTTCTAACGATATGTTCAGTGAATATAGACATGGAAGACTTCCATTCCTTTAAGACTTCAGCACGTCTCCATAAATTTTTTGCATTAATTATAGTAGGATCAGTTGGACTGACACTAATATTGTATATTAAATTGGGTAGTGATCTTAACATTAGTATGAGTAGTAACCGTCGTTGAATTTTTCCTCAGCGAATTTACTTCCTGCTGGTTGAGCACCAGCACCAGCCCAGTCAAATAATCCTGTTCCAAAATCGTCAGCTGCTCTATCTATTGCTCTAGTATTTTGCATACTTTCTATTTGTCCAAAGTCACCTTTGGTGAGAGCAGTTAGTTCTGTGAATCTAAGATTCAATGTTATTAATGGGAAGCTACCATCAAAGGTAGTTGATAATTGGTTCATAGGAGTTGCATTAACTCTGAGATTAGTTAACGCACATAATTTTGTTCTTGGCATCATTGGATGTCTTTTGACTTTCTTGTTGCCTTTTCCATCTACAGTGACGAACTTAGGTACAAGTTCAAATACATCTGGAAACTTTAATAGTACTGAAGCACCTGATCCTTTAAGTGTTCCTGGATGCATAGCAACCTTAAACCATTGAATAATTTTTTCAATGATTATTGATTCACCAGAATTTCTAGAAGCCATTTGAAATGTCAGATCAAAGTTCCTGAAGTCCATCTTCTTAAAGAACTGCATAGCGTTTTCATTTGGTGCTAGACCAGCTAATCCAACTAAATTTCTCAAGTTTGCCTCAGTTCCCATTTGAAATGGATCAATTAGTGACCTGACTGCAGAACCAGCTGCACCTGCTGGATCCTTGCTCTTTTTATCTGTATTTTGGTTTGCTTGACCGTTAATCCAGTTTGCACCAAGACCAATAGTACCAGCTGCAGTTACAGCAGCCATACCCCCAGTAGGATTTTCTGATAGTAGAGCTAATGTTCCTAACTTAAATGTGTTATTCCAGTCTGCTCCATATTCATATTGGAATTCATTAGGAAGTGCGAGATTAACTTGTTTATCGGTTAATCCTTTTTTATACTTTTCAAATGCAGATTTTCTTCTTTCGTGTGCTTGCCACTGTGCCATAGCATTTTCATTATGCTCACCTTCTGCACCTTGTCCGATAAGGTCTTCAAAAGTTAGTGGAATGGGTTCATCAAGTGCGACTGCTTCATCAGTGACCTCCATATCAGTGGTCCATTCTTTTAACTCTCCAGCATTTTTTTGAACCCAACCTTTTTCTTTTATTTTATTTGTCCAGGATCGTTTAAATCCGTCTTCATAATCTGATATTAAGTCTCTTCCATTAAATAATCCAGGAACCGTTTTATCAACCGTATCCATCAAGCCTTTAGTCATATTGACGAAATTGGTATCCTGTATAGAAGCTGAGGCATCATTATAATTTTTCATCTGAGTTGCCTGAGCATCATCATAACTCCATCTTTTTATCTGGAGAAATGATGCATACCCAATATCACTGATATTGGGTGGATAGCTAAAGTCGGTTTTCTTGCTCATCTATTTCTATGAAATTTTTCAATGGGTAGTTGGCTTAATAATTGCACTTCGCTTTCTCTAATCTCAAAGAAAATAGCATCAGCTCTTTTCGGTATATAATAATGTAAGGTGGACGCAGGAAACTTTTTATTATTTATCGCACTTAATCGAGCGTTTGTATTAATATAATGGATATTTGCTCCTAACATGTTCTCTTTTTTAACTTCTAAGAAATGTATTAGGGGGAATTGATCCCATTGTTTCAATTGATCTTTAAATTTTGGGTCATATTCAAAGAGATACCACTTACCTTCTTCTGGTTCATCTGTGGCTTCATCGAATAATTTATTGAATATTTCGTTTCGTAGTTTAGTTTTAGTTATTTTACTACCTTGTAATTGTTTTATTAGGGCATCAAACCTTGAGCTCTCTTTCTGTGATGATTTTGAACTTCCAAAGCCTGTCCCTGCAGTACTCTTCTGCTGCTTCCCACTTTGCTGTGTTTGTGGCATAAGTCATTACCTCCGTGACATACGCTTTAGTTTTGCGTTTTTGAGGTTTTGGACCATCGACCTGTCTCTTTGGTTTAACCTCTACTAAGTATGATTGTATTTTGCCATTAGTTTCTCTAACTTTCATATAGAAGTCGGGAAAGTATCTTCTCCACTTCTTAGTTACTGGATCCTTATATGGAATAACATGTTCTTCACTTGACCATTCAAGGACATTTCTTGTACTATCACAGTAGTCCATGAACTTTCGTTCCCAAAGAGATCTATATACTACGTTAGTAGGATCCCCTTTATACTTGCGATAATTTCTTACTCTGTACTTTCCTTTGTAAGTAGGCATAAATAAAGATGGTCACACCATAAGTAATATTTATGGCAGTAGCAAAAGCAAGAGGCATACAAGAATTCATTTCCACTGTTGTTAAACAGGCGGGTGGTGTTTCTGCGTCTAATTTATATGAATTTACAATTGCAACTCCTAAAAAACTCACATATCATATTGATGTTAATGGTTCAGACACTCTGCTGATGGGTGGTGGTGTTGGTAAGAACCTTTTTCTTATGCAACTTTTATGTAATGAAATTCAACTCCCAGGAGTTACGTATGCTGGTGTTGATGTAAAAATGCCATATAAAGGCATTACACAAAAAATGGCAGGTGGTAAAGTATATAATGAGCTGGATATCAGTTTTATACTGGATAGTGAATCTACACCTTTAAAATTTTTCCGTAGTTGGCAGGATTTTATTATGGGTGTTGCTTGGCTTCCTACAAATTATAATCAGGTAGATGGACCATATGATCGTGCAGTTCAACAGACGTATGCGCAATCTTATTATGATGAGTATTGTGCTGACATAACTATCACAAAATTAGAAAAGACTAATTTGACGGCGAAAACACAAAAAGCTAATGAGGATTATCGTCGAGGGTGGACTGCTAGACTAGCTAAAGCATATCCATATACTGTATCATCTATTCCATATTCTGCAGGACCAGCAAGTGCCGTTAAGGTATCTGTTGGATTCTACTATGAGTATAGTCACTTGACATATGATAAAGGAAGTGTTAGGGTAGTACCACCTAATACAAAAGCTCAGGATGCCATTGCTAAAAATAAACCATATTTAGTTAAGAATGGAGTGACTCAAAACGATATTACTGTAGCTTTAGCAGAAGAAAGAAACCTTAAGGGAAAGAGAGATTATTCATCATACCCCGAAGGACCACTTGATTTTTATTGATTAACTATGCCATTACCTGAACTCGTTACGCCAGTATATACACTGACGGTGCCATCTACAAAAAAGAAAATTAAATACAGACCGTTCCTAGTTAAGGAACAAAAGGTTATGATTGTTGCAATGGAATCTCAGGATCAGCAACAGATTTTGGGAGCTATTACACAGATTCTAAAGAATTGCATACTTAGTCGTATAAAGGTTGAGGATCTTGCTCTTTTTGATATTGAGTATTTGTTTCTTCAAATTCGTGCAAGATCTATTAGTGAGGAAGTGGACATCAAGATAACTTGTCCTGATGATGGTGAAACTCAGATTGATGTTACTTTCCCAGTAGATGATATTAAGGTAAATTTTCCTAAGGAACATCGTAGTAAATTTAAACTGGCTGAAGATGTTACAGTTGTGATGAAGTATCCTGACTTGGATTACTTCATTCAAGTAAATTTTTCAGATGAAACACCAGATCCTTATGACTTAGTTGCTAAATGTATTCATAAGGTATATGTCAAAGAGGATGATAGTGGAGAGTTTAGTTTTGAAGAAGCTAGAGCTTGGATTGAGACATTAACTAATGCACAATTCCAAGAGATACAAACGTTTTTTAATACTATGCCTAAGTTATCACACACTCTTAAGGTTAGAAATCCTAAGACTAAGGTTGAAAATGAAGTCGTTCTTCAGGGGTTAGGTGATTTTTTCGCATAGCCCTCTTCCATGAGGGCCTGATGACTTTCTATCAGACTAATTTTTCATTGGTTCAACACCATAAATATAGCTTGACTGATATAGAGAATATGATTCCTTGGGAAAGGGATGTTTACGTGAATATGTTATCTGCTCATCTTCAAAAAGAAAGAGATAGAATAGAAGAGGAAAACCGTAAACGTAAGTAATGGCTGATGGAAATCCTATTGACATGGAGACGCTAGTTGAATCTAGTGTAGAACTTCGTGCGTCAATGGAGAAGTTCCTTGATAGTGAATTAAAATATATTGATTATTTAAGAAATAGAGATAAGTTTTATATAGGAATAAAGAATATCAGTGGTAGTGCACTACTGATGCAAGAGGAGGAGGAACAGCAAAGATTTGTTAATAAATTTTTCTTTCCAAACTTTAAACCACCCAAAAAGCCGAAGAACCCAGTTAAAGATCCACAACCTGTTACCATACCTGTTTGGGTATTTGATATATTGTATGCTCTTGGATATACTCTTGAGCAATTAAATGCAATGGCCCTTGCCGCTGGCATTACTTTAGCAGAATTAATAAGAAGACTACTTTCAGGGTTGTTATTGCCACAGCCAGGATTTGCAGGTGTTCCAGGTGGTGAATTAATTCCAAATGTAAATATAGCTACAGCAGATGCTGTAGATGGGAAAATAAATGTAACTGATCCAGGTGAAGTAAGAACACCATCAGAAGTAGATGTATATAATGAAGAATTAGTTAAAGGCAATCTTACTGCTACAAGTCCAGTTGATGCAGGTAGTTATAGAACTCCTGAACAACAATTGGTTTATGACCAGGAATTAGCAAAGGGTAATATAATAGAAGAGACAGCTAAAGGAGTTGTGCAAGGTATAGTTGAAGTACCTGTGGAAGGTGATGTTACTACATCTATAGTAAAAGGACCAGAAGCAGAAACTGATCTAACTGTTGAGGGGTTAAAGGGTCTTAGTACAGCTCAAATATGGGAAATAGTTAAAGCTAATCTTAGTGATCCATGGTTATGGGCAATGATAACCGTTGGTGTTGGATTATCTGTATTAGATGGACCTGCACCATTTGGTGAAGCGGGTGGTATTGGTCTGGTTATGTTCAGATTGACGCAATTGCTTCAAAAAGGAAAACTCATAATACCTAAGGCAGTAAAATTGGCCCCAGCATTGGCACTAGCATCTGGTGGTGTTGTTGCTAGTCCAACTCGTGCATTAATTGGTGAAGGTGGAGAAGCAGAGGTTGTTTTACCTCTAAGCAAAATTGGTGATGCACTCGAAGCAGTTTATAGAGAGGGTGGTGCAACAATGGTTGCTGCTACTCAATCTTTCCTTCGTGGTAATAGTAGTCCTGGTGCAAGGACTGTACTTACAGATGCTAATAGACTGCAGAATATGCTTGGAACTTCCTCATTTCAGGTAGCATCTGTTAATATTCCAAATAATTTGTTCAGTGGGTTAACAGAAGTAATATCGGATGAATATAGTAGTTCTACCTCTAAATCAACATCATTCAATTTCCTTGATCTCTTTCAGAAGAAGGAGAAGAATAAGGAGAAGAAAACAGTAGTTAAACAAGATCCTGAGAAATTGAAGAATGTTGTATATGATATGCTTTACAGGTATGAAGATATTAGAGAGGCAGCATATCAAGATACAGAAGGTATATGGACAATTGGAAAGGGTGCAACTTATATTCCTGGTTGGCTTGATATAGAGTTAGGTACAGCAAAACTTGTTGATGGGAAACTATCAACAGAAGGTAGACCTGTTAGGCAAGGTGATATTCTCAATAAAGAACAGATAATGAAATTATCTGCGGAGGATTATAATACATTCTATGATAGAACTAGTAGTCAGTTAGCTGCTGTTGGGGTTGATATCTTAGAATTGCCATTGCATGTTTCTGCTCCTCTTATATCTGCAGCTTATAACTATGGAAGTATTAATAGTGCACATGGGGGAACCAATACACCAGTTACGATAGGTGATAAAACAGTAACTTTTCCTAATTCACTTGCTGAGATGGTAGCAGCTGGGCATAAATCAGGAGATTATAGTAAGATAGCTGATCTATTTGAATATAATCTTGGTCCTCTAGATAATAAGGGCGACTTAATTAATAGAAGACGGTCAGAAGCTAATATTATTAGAACTGGTACTGATATTGGTAATTTTTATGAACTGCAAGATCTAAATTTGCCATTCACTCCACCAAAGAAGCAAATTGATTTAAGTCCACCAAATACAAAATCTTCTACTGAGATTATTAAGGACGAGCCTGTGCAGTTAGCATCTAGAATTAGAGAACCAGAGTTTATTGTTATAGATAAACCAGTAGCAGTTAGAGTACCTGTTTTAGTGGAAGTGGAAAGGGAAGTGGAAACCTTTGCCAAAAACATGATTATAGACGTATTCGGTAAAGGAGTACTATCATGACCGAAGGAAGACCTACCATAGAAGATCTTAACACTAATATTGGTGGAATTAAGGATTTAATTGATGATCGTAATAAATTGATGAACTTTATGTTCAAAGAAGATCGGTATAATGATTTTCTATTAGCTGAGAAACTTCAGTCAATGGGTGATACAGGTGGATTGAAGGTTCAACCGATCTCTGGTCGTGGTATGGATCTTAGTCCTATTAATGATTTATTACCAAATAGAATAGAACATGATGTTGCTGGTAAGATAGATCCTAAGATTGTTAGGATGCCAAGAAATCAAACTAAGAAGAGAGAAACAAATGTAAATCCAAGTTCCAAGACGAATTGGACTCAGAAGTTGAACCCAATGAATTGGTTCGGCAACAACAAGGACAATAAAACTAAGAAGTTGGCTAAGGGTGGATTTATTCCATCTCTTTCTGGATTTTCCCCAAAGGGAACATCTGTAAACTCACTTGAACAAAGTGGTTTTAATGATACATTCCAAAAAAATATTAGTAGTAAATTGGAGGATGATTTTGCAATTCCAGATTCTCTTAAGAGAGCATTTGGGGAAGCTATGGAACTTCCACTAAGAGCATCTGCAGCTATGATATCAGATTTGATATCAAAAATTCCTGCACAAGATTCTAATACAAAATCAATTATAAATGAAAGTCTTAGTGAGGTTGCAAATGCATTCCATTTAAGTAAGACTAATCTTACTAATGAAGTCAGTAGTTCTGACAGTTCAGAGACTACAGGTGGAAACAGTTTCATAAATTCATTGAGTAATGTTGTTTCTTCTACCAATTCTACACAAATTGCTGATGCTAGTCGTGGTCGTAAGAACTTAAACTTACTTAATCCATTTGATTGGCCACAAATATTGGAAGAGGGTGATAAAGCACGTTCAGGTACACGTAATAATACTAAAGGGAATAAGTTATCCGTTCCAACTAATATATTAAATCGTAATAACACTCTCCAGCAGATGATCAATGAGATTAGTTCTACTGGTAGTACTTCTGATATTATGAATAATATACAGAGTGTTGCTCAAAACTTCTCTTCTGATAATTTAACTGCCAGTTTGCCTGGAACGACTAATATTATTTCTAGTGCTAAGAGTGGTGATCAGAGTTTAACTCAACTTACAGAGATGGTTATTAATGCAACGCATAAAAATCAATTAGAAAATGTTGAAAGTATTAAAGCAAGTGCACTTGCAGTAGTTCCTGAGCCACCAGCAGTAAAACCAATAGCTCCTGCTAACCAAGGATCAGCAGATTCTATATCCAAGGTCAAAGAATCACCTTTCTTTGAGTTATACACAGCCATGTCTCAGTTCTCATGAAGAAGAGTAATTTTAAACTAAAACAATTTAAGATTGAGGTTGCTGGTAAGCCAAGGCAATTCGATATAAATCAAGTACTCTCTATTAAGTATATTGAGGACATTAAGAGTGCTTGTATAAGAATGGAAGCACAAATAACTGATTCTGCAACTCATGTTTTGGGTGCAGTTGAAGGAATGGAACCCGTAATCATTGAAATGGCAGATGAGGATGGGAATGCTATTACTAATAATATGGTTGTTTATGATGTGCAGGATAGACTTATCAAAGAAGGCAAATCAAAAATAACTCTTTTATTATGTACACCAGATCTAATAAACAATACTAGTATAAAAGTATCTAAACGTTTTGGTACGGGTGAAGGAATTGATATTGGCACAATGGTAGAGAAGGATATATTAAAAGGTACTCTTGGTACAACTGAGAATATTGACTTTGAGGAGAGTATGAATAAATTCTCTTTCATATCTTGCTATTGGACTCCATTTACTATAATTAAATGGCTTGCTGCTAGAGCTATTCCTAAAGGAGGTAGTGGTACAAATGCAACTGCAGGTTATGCTTTCTTCCAAAATAAATTTGGGTATAAATTTTGGTCATATGATAAATTAGCAGGACAGGGGTTGACTACAACTGGACCTAATAAATTTATGGTTGGGTATGCTGAAGGTGAGTTGGAAGATATGAAAGATAAATTAGCTATTGATGAAGTGAAGATTGTAAGTTCTAATGATATTTTGATGGGTATGAATTACGGGGGATATATGAGTACAGTAATGACTTTGGATTTGATGGATATGAAATATGAGGAACATCCCTTCAATATCAATAAATATTATAGTGCTGTTGGTAGATTGAATCCACAGTCACCTGTTCCAAAATATTTTTCGGAAATTAAAGAGGAAAGTTATTCTAGGATAATGACTAAATTATTTGATACTGCTTTGTTCACTGAAGGAACATTTACCCAAGATACGACGAAGATAACATCTCAAGCAGCTTTACGGGAGAAGTTATTCTATAATAAAGCAGTTGAAGTTAATTTTATTGGGAAACTTGACTATACTGTTGGGGAAGTGGTAGAATTATTTTCACCTAGTGGTGAGAAAGAAAAGCAAAAGAGAGATAAAAGCTCTGGTAAATATATTATTGGTCGAATTGAACGTGAATTTATCTCTAGAAATGATCAAATGACAACTAAGATGTTGTTATACACTGATAGTCCAGGTAATTATTGATGAGAGAAGCAGTAGCTAATTTTATTGGTAAAGACGGGTTCAACTGGTGGGTTGGGCAAGTCGAGAATGATGGTGGAAATATTAAAGATCCAGATTATACCAATAAAGTAAAGGTTAGGATTATGGGGTACCATAATCCAAGTAAAAAAATTCTTCCTACCACAGATTTACCATGGTCTATGGTAGCAATGCCTGTTACTGCAGCTCAAAGATCGGGTATTGGTACAATTCATCAACTTGAAGTTAATTCTTGGGTGATTGGATTCTTTATGGATGGTGCATCTTCTCAGATACCTATTGTAATGGGATCTATTGGAGATGAGAACCCTGAAGGTGGATATGCATCAGCTGATGAAGAGGAAGAAGGTGATACAGATAAAGAAGAAAAACCATTTGCACAAAGAAATGCGGTTAATTATAAGGAAACTCATCATGTAGATGGTGGTAGTGGTGCACCTGGAGTTCAATCAACTCAAAGTACTAACCCTAAGACAGGAACAAAAGAGAATCCAAATATTATTCCTGCCAGATATCTAGGTACTTTTAAGAGTGGCAATAAAATTGCTAACGCAAAAGGATCATCGGAGGCAATGACTGCTGCTGATGATAAGAAGAAGGTTAGTGTTCAAATGGGTAATGGTAAATGTGGTGGTGAACCTTCTATAAAATTGGCAGCTCCTATAAATGAACTTGTAAAATTTGTTCAGGGTCTAGATCAAAATGATGTTGGAGAGTGGATTGATAAGAGAACTGGAAGATTAGTAGACTTACAGAGTAAGATAAACAGTGTAGCAGATAGAGTTCAGAAGAAATTGAGTGGAATGACCGCCAATATTAAGGGCGTTGTCATGAGTGAGACTAATAAGCTTGTGCAGAAAGGTCTTGATGCACTTAATATACCAAATCCAGACTTAGATAATGCTGTTAAAAAGCAACTTAAAGATGTTGGGGGATTGATATCTTGTTTATTTAAAGATTTACTTAAAGATCTGGCTGGTTTCATTAAGGGTATGCTCAATGATCTTATTGCAAATGTTCTTGATGCTGCTTTATGTTTGATTGAGAATTTCCTTGGTGGTCTTATGGATAAGATCATGGATAAGATTAATTCAGCATTGAATATGCTTAAGGGTGTTATTGGTTCTATTAAAGGTTCTTCGGGTATGATCTCGAATTTAATAGCAAGGATTGGTGATTTTCTTGATTTATTCTGTGATGGTGCATTAACATGTGCTATTGGTGGTTCTACATTCGAGACTGGATCTGGTGTAAAATCCATGGGTAATGAGTTGAAAGCAAAGGCATTGAACATGCTTCCGTTTGGTAATAAACTTCCTAAGGGTGGTGCAATCGTAGGTAATATTCTTAAGAGTGGTGCAGCTGCTATGATTGGTGGTGATGGATTGAAGTATTCATTTGATGCTAAGACTGGTGTTGCTAATCTTTTATCATCTGCTGCTGGTGCAAGATCAGCTATTAAAGCTGTTGATTTCTTAACTAATGGACCACTAGAGAAGTTTGAGGGTATTAACTTCTATGATAGTGATGGCAACATGGCAAGTAGTGCTATTAATTGCTCTTCTTCCAACCGTAATAAGAAACCATGTTTCCCAGAAATGGTATGGGATAACTTACAGTCCACTACTTTAGTTAAAGCATTACCTATTGTTGATGATATTGGTTCTATTCTTGGAGTACTTGTCAAGAATAAGGGTTCAGGAATGAATCTTGAAGCTAAAGTTCGTGCTCAATTCACATGTAGTGAACCTGAAGGCGGTGGTGCTACATTTAGACCTAATATAGTTGATGGTAAATTGGAATCAATTGATGTGTTAACTTCTGGTATTGGATATGGATTTGATCCTTCTACTACGTATTGCCCTAATGAACAGTATCATATATTAGTTCCTAGATCTGAACTTTATGCTCATGTTAATGATGGAGAATTTATACAGCAAGTTAGTGATACTAGCCCTGATATTTTACAGGTAGTTGATACTGAGTATAGTCAGGATTATATTTCTTTAGCAACTATTGACGTATCTGATGGACCAAAAATACTTCCTGGATTGCTAGTGAGGACAGAGTCTGGACATGAATTTGAATTAAACTTTACTAGAAAGTTTACTGAGTTGGTTATACCACCTAATGCGACAGCAATTTATGCTTATTGTGGTGATCTTATACCTATTGTTGACCAAGTTAAGAAGATTAATGTTGGTAAGGGATATGTTGATCCAAGAATTGTAATTGGTGAAGGTCCAGATCAACAAGAAATTGGAAAGTATAGTGTGGATGATCAAGGAAGACTTTTGGAACCAACAATTGATAAGACTGTTCTTGGATTTATTAAACCAAGGATAAGAGATAAAGGTGCTAAAGGATCTGGTGCAAAATTAACAACTCTTTACAATTATTCTGGACCTAGAGAGATCAATGAGAAGAATATTCTTCAACTACAAGAATATGTGGATTGTGTGGGTCATCCTATGTTGGAGGCTGAAGTATAATGGCTCTTAATAAGTTTTCAGGTGGATCTTCGCAGGAAAATACTGCTCCTAAGGTAAAAGTTGAGTATCCTAAGAATTATGTTCAGTCTACTTCGGCTGGTCATATATTTGAAATGAATAACACCGAAGAGGGTGAAAGGGTACGTCTTCTTAATGGAAATGGCAATTTTCTCGACCTAGACGAGAAAAATAACAACAACTTAGTTTCTTATAATGATACATATATCTTATCAGACCATAATTTAGTCATTAAAGTCGGTGAGGATGTTAAATCCGACAGAGCAGTCATTCAAATCATTGGTGATTGTAACATAACTGTCGAAGGTGACATGCACACTGAATGTGAAGGTGATCGTTATGATCAAGTAAATGGTAACTACCAAATACAGTGTGGTGGAGTATTTTCAGTTCGTGCTGAAGAGAATATGGCTCTTCAATCACAGAACCAAATGAAACTCCAGTCTAATTCATATGAGAATAAGACTACCTTTTTATTAAACGATCTTAGTGAGGGCGGCTCTGTTAAAGAGAACGTCAAGGGTAATTATGAAGTACAGATCCAAAAAGAAACATCTACATTCTCTATAAAGAGTGATGGAGATGTACGTATCAATGCAGATAAATGCAGATACGAAAACGTTGGTGGTAATATGATCACTGACGTTGGCGGTAAGGTTAGGATCAATGTCGATGGCAGTGGTCACACCTGTATAAATGGAGGTGCATTTGAAGGAATGCTATCCGTACCCGCCTCAGCTAGTTATGACCTTAATGTGACTGGTGTTATGAATACTGCAACCAGTGGCAACTATGTAGTAGCAGCAGGTGGCGACATAGACATGGACGCTTCCTCAATCTATTTGAATTGATGATAGTTCACTTTACCAAAAATGACAACTTTTCACATGTCAGTAACAAAGCAGGAAGCTGTGTTCTTAAAAAGCATCCTTGCTAAACATTTAGACGATTACGTCGAAGAATTGGTTAGAGAAGATAAAGATAGAGATCAAATGATGAAACACTTACAACAAGCACGTCAAGCTGGTATATCTCTTTTGGAGAAAGCAGGAGAAGTCAACAGACGTGCCAGTAGGCAAGGTGACACACCATACTTTACAAATCTCTAGACCTCTGCTATACTAATATGTAATTCGCCTGGCTTTTATGATTGATGATGAATTCCTTGATAAGGTGACTGTTGACATTGCAGCCAGAAGGTTTACACTACTAAGTAGTGATGGACGATCCAAATGCATCACATGTGATGATGGTGATCAGTTCATTAGGGTTCTTGATGTCATTCGAGAATCATGTGTAAATGATGAAGTAGTCTACGTCTAATGTCTTACAACAAAACTTATTCAGAAATTAAACAGATCCTCAAGGATAGCAAGAGGATCTCTAAAGCTACCATGCTTAAGATTGCAAAGTTAGCAATCATTGAAACCATGGGTAGTACACGAACTCTTGAAGTAGAGGTCGAATGGGATAGTAAATTAAGTGATGACTTAATGCTAGACTCATTGGACATGGTAGAACTTGTCATGTTCTTAGAAGAATGCTTCGGTGTTGAGATCCCTGATGAAGAGGCTGGCACTATCGTCACAGTTGGTGATGCTATAGAAGTAATTAAAAAGTGCAAAGCTAATAAAGGTAAGAAGAGAAAAATCAATGTCTCTAAGTATACCAAGAAGAAAACACCTGGTGCACCTTTAACTGAAGCAAAGCAATTCACTGAAGCAACTGAAGCTGCTGCTAAGAAGAGAGAGGAACTTGATAAAGAAATTGATCAAGCATTAGAAGAAGATGCAGATAGTTGATGATTTTCTTAATAGATCTACCTTTTTAGAGTTAGTTAAAGAGATTGACACTCATACGTTCCCTTGGTATTATACCAAATCACCAGGGGAACCACTTCAATATGTCAATTTATTGTACTATGATCATCAGATTTGTGGTAATGCATATGGTTTAGAACCAGCAATGACACCCAAATTGAAAAGAATATTTCAGACTATTTCAAAGAAGTTGGATGCTATTTGTCTTATTAGAATAAAAGTTAATGCAACTCCTTCTAGTAATGAGATAGAGTATCAAGCATGGCATACTGATTGGAGTTTATCCACACCAAGTAGAACATGTGTCCTTTATTTGAATGATAATGATGGGTACACTGAGTTTGAGGGTGGAGATAAAGTTGATAGTAAAGGTAATAGAGCAGTTATCTTTGATACTAATATAAGACATAGAGGTACAACTTGCACTAATACTGAAAGAAGATTAGTACTTAACATCAATTATTTCCTAAGATGAAAGTCTATTGGTCATATACTATTGGTGACACTGATGATACTTTTCCTAATGAGTTTGTAAGTGGTCCCAAAAAATATCTTTCTGGGTATGACATGGAATATGATCATGCAAAATGTCCTGCATGGAAACAGTATTACAGTAATACTTGGGTGATTGAACAACCATTTGATTTAGGTATCAAGTTTAAAGATGATAGACTTGAGACTAATATACCACAGAAAGCATATGATCAATACTTTCATGTTGCTGATACTTGGTTGAATGGTGAATATCCAGAGATACAATTAAAGTATAATTGGTTTTTCTGGACAAAGGAAAAGAATGTGTGGGTTGAACAACTGTCACCACCATTGTTGTCAAGACAAGGAGTTGAGTTAATACAAGGTACGTTTCCTATATCTGTATGGTTTCGTCCTATAGTTATAGGAATGAAGCTCATAGATAATGATATATTTTTACCAAGGGGGACTCCCTTGAGTCATATAAGATTTCCTTGTAAAGATGTGGTAAGATTAGAGCAACGTGATCCACCAGAGGATTTAAAGAAACAACTTAAAGAACATAACACTCTACGTCTCTTTGCAAAATTCAAATCATGGGATATAATACAACAACGATTATCGACGCAGGTGAGGTGCCCCTTAAAATGGAACTAGATTTATTTTGCCAATGGTTTGAGGGAACCTTTGATAACTGGGCTCAAGCATCATCCAACCCTACGAAGTGGGCACATATAATAGTAACTCACGAAAAAGTAGATGAACGTAAGTTCCTCACTAAATCTCGATATAACTATACTGATAAACCATACAGGGAACAGGAAGTAGAAATTATATCCCCTTCACATGATCTTGTTATAGTACAAAATCCTGCATGTGATATGCTATTCACCTTTGATAAGGATAACTATATGTTTAGAGGGCAGTCATCTCCAGGGTGTACATGGAAGGATAAACCATTAACAAGTAAGGCAAAATTGATGATGGATGAGTACCATACATGGGACGTTGGATACTGGCATGGTGCGGAAGGATTTTTTATCTTTGAAAAGAAAGTATAAATAGACTTGAACGTTTTATTGCGGATATTAAGTGGCAACTCGTAAGATATCTGACCTGACCTTGCTATCATCTGGTCAAGTATCAAGTTCTGATACTTTACTATTGCTTGATAACTCAGATCCTACCGATCAGAATAAAAGATCAGCAGTTGGTAGTATATTTAAAGCAGTACCTTCTGGTACTTACTCAGCACCTGGTGTGCAATTTGAGGGTAAAACCGCAACAGGTTTATTCTCGGAATCACAGGGGCAGGTTGGGCTGTCAATGGGAGATGCTAGACTTAACCTTGAGAAGGTTGGTACTACTCTCAATATTCAAGCAAGAGATGCTGCAGATACAAACTTAGACTTTACTATATCAGCACAGGGTACTGGTGTTATTCGATTAGGATCTGTCCTAGCGATCACTGATACCTTATTTGTTATACCTAATGCATCTGATAATTCTAAAGTCGCAAAGTTTAGTACAGCAGATATGCCAACGGGTGTGACACATACTTATGTCTTACCTTCCAATGGTTCTACTGCTGCAACTGATACAATAGTAACACTCGGTGCTACTCAAACTCTAACAAATAAAACGCTAAGTAATGCCACATTTACTGGTCTATTATCTGTTGATAGTATGTCTATCACAGGTAATACTACGATTGGTAATGAGTCGGCAGACAGTTTGACTGTAAATGCTGCATCTACATTTGCTGCATCTACTACATTCTCAAACACTGTCATTATGCAGCAAACTCTCTCGGTAACGAGTGATATAACTGCAAGTGGTCATATCGCTATTGCCGATGATAAAATCATCAAGGTAGGAGCTGATAATGATTTACAAATAGCATATACAGACAGTAGTGATACATCTTCTATCTTAGATACATCTACTGGACTAACTGTTGGTGGTGCTGATGTTCAGATTACTGATTCAGCTGGTACTGTTAAATTCTTTAAGGGTAATGCTACCAATTCTATAGTATACCATAATGATGCAGCTCGCATCACAACTTCAGCAACAGGCATAAACATAGGAGGAGCAATAGATGCTGTCACATCCATCACTGGTAGCGGTGATATTACTATTGCTACTGACAAGTTTACTCTGGATGCTAGTAACGGTAACGCTGTATTCGGTGGATCCATCACAGGTGGAGGGGATGTCTCATCTACTGCAGGAACTACATTCCAATTTGGATCTAGCTCTACTGCCAAATTAGGTGTAGGTAGAGCTGCTGCCACATATAACCTTGAAGTTGAAGGGTCTATATATGCTACAGGTTCTACTGTTATTGCTGGTAATGGTACCGCTGGTAAATTCATCCTTCAGAAAGGTGTTGCTGGTATTGGATTACACTTTACTGACAATACTGGAACTGATCAAGCAGTACTTGATGCTTCTGGTAATTTTGGTATTGGTAAATCACCAACTGACAAGTTTGAAGTTTCTGGTAATTCAAATATTGATGGAGATCTTTCCATTACAACAACCAACCCTGCTAACCAAACTGGTGGTAAAATTACTGCCAGAGA